GATGGTAGGCGCATATACCTTGATGCTTTCTAACAATATCGTAATACCGGGATTTTTAACCGTACAAATTACGATAGCTTGCATAATATTCAAATTCCTCAGCTAATACCAAGTTAAATGACTCATCAAAAGCTTTTGCCTGACTTGTTCCAGATAATTGCCTTTCCAAACTACTTGCCATTAAAGAAAAATAATACTTTAGTAATTCAAAATATTTTTTATCATCAACAAATTTTTTATATTTCCTAATTAACCATAAAATAATCATAGGAAATACATAGTCATAATTTTTTAACCATTCAGCCGATCCCCAAAAATTAAATGTTCTTGGAGTGTAAACGTACAAAACTTTTGTGTTTTTTGTAAAACTTTCAATCAATGGAATGTTGTGTGCTTGAAACTTTTTACATTCATTTTCATAAGCATTATCGTCATCTAAACTTTTTGACCATTTGATAGCATCTTGCCTAAAACATAAAACCATCAATTCACCTAATAACGTATCTGCTACATGAGGATCAATTAACTTATCAAATGTCGTAAGTCTTTCAGATTTATATTTTCCTTTAATTGCACCTTTTGGAATAATCTGTGGATAATTCTCCCAAATTACATTTTCATTCCCAACATCAAATGCCATTGTGTTACAAAAAATGAAATCAACATCTTGTTTAGTCTTTGATATTAAGTCGGGAATTGTACCGGGGATAACATAATCATCATCACCAATAATCCAAATAAATTTAGACTTAAATGGCAAATCATAAGCCTTGATTACATTACTCGCAAAACCTAAATTTTTATAGTTATGCTGTACTTGAATCCAGTTTAACGAATCCAAATACTCTTTAGTTCCATCTGTGCTTGCATTATTAGAAACAACTACTACAACTTGATCCTCATAGCCAAATAAATCATTTTTAATGCAATTTAGACATTTTTTTAATTTTTCTAATCTATTAAATGTTGGAATAAAAATTGTTAAAGAAATCACTTATTTTTATTTCTCGCGGAAATTGCTTTAGCCTTAGCTCTGGCATCAGCCTTAGAACTGGCTCCCCATGCTTTCAGGCTCAGGAGTAACCGAGTAGGCTCACCGTTAGGCTTGCGCTCTGCTCCGGGCATATTGCCCATACGGGCTAGGAAACTGGCTCGTCTAGGATTGTCTCCAGACTTTACAGGAGCCTTTAGGTCAGAACCGGGATTAGCAGCTTCGTAGGACGCTCTACCCTTAGCGTTTAACCCGCCTTTAGGATTCTTGCCCTCTTTACGCTGCCAAGCCTCAGTCTTTGCCATTGTTCTTACCCTTTTTCTTGCCCATCGGAATCTTGATCTCTATCTCGATCTCGTTGACCCCATTCTTTTTCTTATCTTCTTCTTCTTTGAGATACTGCTTTAGCAATTCCTTGTCGGACATTTTTTTGCCATTTTTCATCATTTTTTCTTCCCCTTGGCAGTCTTAGCAGCCTGTTTAAAGGCTTTAGCCGTAGGCGCACCTGCTGTTCCCGGCTTACGCATCTTTTCTTTGCTGCCAGCTTCGATACGTTTCCGTTTAGCGTGAATATTGGCGTAGAGTCCGGGCTTCATTTCTTACCCTTCTTAGCCATTTTTGCTTCGCTCAATGCAATGGCAATAGCCTGTTTCGGATTGGTAACAACCTTACCACCCTTGCCAGAATGGAGAGTGCCTTCTTTGAACTCACCCATAACTTTGCCCACTTTCTTCTGAGCCTTGGTCATCTTTTTCATTTAGCAACTCCGCTAATTCGTCCTGAAGCTCTGCCTCAGTCACACCATATCGACGCTCGAAAGCCTTACGACCAAGCCCGTGATAGCCACTATTACCCCTATGATGCTCTGGACATAGCGGCAAAACATTGTCGTGAGAGTTCCGAACTCCCATCCCAAGCCCTAATCCTCGTACATGGTGAATCTCTGCTGGAGTGCTTGGATACCCATTTTTATAACAGATAATGCACCCAAAGTCAGCCACTTTAGCTAGGTATTTTCTGTCGCTTTTTCTCATCGATTCTCGCGGCTCTTTCTACCGTGTAGTCAGCCATATTATCCACCTCACCACACTCAGGACAGTAATCCAATCCCTCGCCACTTACCGAACATTGACCACCCGGAATCTCTACCCAATCATCTACATAGCCACAAGAACAGCATATTGCTAGGTTGGAATCATCTATCTCGTTCATATTTCCTCCTATTGAGTATTCCGGTCTAAACCACGATTTGACGCTTCCTGTGAACGCCAGACATCTATGCGAGCCTGTGCTGCTACCAGCATCCAACGCAGCCTCTCAGCCTCCTCTACAGCCGCTTTAAGACCTTCTAGTAGCTCTAAGTATTCTGGGTGGCTATAGGCATAGGATTCTTTGTCAGCAATCGTATTCCCCATCGCACTAGCGAAAAGAATAGCCTTCTTAGACTTCCGGTATTGCTCTAGGTATGTGACGTTAGCCTTGGCTTGTGCATAAGCCTTAGCGTTCTTAATCATGTAGTTGATTGCTTCGTGAGGATCGATTGAATTCATAGTTAAAACCGGGTTTCCCCGGTCTCTTAGTGGTATTCGCGGAGAGAACTTTCTGGCAACGATAAACCGCCAGGATAGGTTTTCTGCGTTACAGGATTAATCTCCTTGAGATTAGCCCAACGCTCACCGTCTGCACCGATACGGAACGAGAGGATTACGAAAACACCAGCGTTTTTGCCAGCGACGATTTGGTTTACTGAAAACATGGGAGCCTCCAAGGAGAGTTAAGTTCTTGTGTTTGCTGCGTCCATGTGCGTACTATAGGTGAGATGATTCCAGATCGCAACATAAATATTTCTATCGAGAATCATTACTCAATAGTTTCTGAACAAGCAATCCTTACCGCTTTGATCGCAGCTTGTGGATTCGACACTACCGCTACCTGACCTCGCCATGTTTGATGCCAGATAACCTGATCCGCTGTCAGCTTGGCTTTCTCGTCTTTCTTTATTTCTAACAAAATGTTCCTGCCACGATAGCCCACCAGAACATCCGGGCATCCTTGACCGACTCCATGTAAATGCTGAACATCCATGCCTACTCGTCGGAGTTCCTTGACGATCTGCGTCTGCGTAGAATCTACTCGCTTAAAGACCACGCCAATCCCCTTTCTTACCTCGGTTCCCTAAAGCCCATTGTTGTTTACAGTCAACCTCTAGCTGGTCAGCAGCTTGATTCCCACGTTTCTGCCTGACAACGCTCAGATACCGTAACGCTGAATCCCTGTCTGCTGCTCTCCACGCTAGTACCTGCCTTACCTCACATCGATGTCTTTCAGTCTCTAAAACGTCCATTGTTGTCAAAGTCCATAGGTCTTGATCCTGCCGATTCCACAAACTGCTGACTCGCTGCGTGATACCAAAGCTGATACCACTCCTGAGCCTCTCCGTTACGCTGCTTCTCGTTCATTAAGAACGTATCGCCTTGGCTTTCGTCTATCTGCTCACCACGATTTCGCTGGTTTTCCTTCTTTTTGTTGCGCCACACAAGAAAGACGTTATCCACCTGATCGCTAATCGAACCAGAGCCTTTCAGGTCATTCTTATTCGGCGTTACCTCGTCACTCGCCTGTTTGCGGATATGGTGGACTAGGTGAATGTGTACGTTATGGTCACGAGCCAATGCCGTTAGCTCATCGATAAAGTTCTTCTGACCGTTAAAGTCATCCTCGTTCTTGACGCACTTCATCAGGCTATCAATAAAGATATGCTGTACGCCTAATTCCATAGCGCAATATCTGGACATAGCGATAACCTTGTCCGGGCTAGTCGTACCTTGCTGGTCGTACAGGTAAAGATGATCCAGCGTGAACTTGTCCATCCGAGTCAGAATCTTCGTGATGTAAGCCTCACGATCCGACGCTAACGGATCATCCACATACTCACCAGCAAACTGTCGCAACATCCTCTCTAGCGTCTTAATCGGCTTCATCTCGAACGACGCTATCACCACTTTCTGCTTCTGCTTAACTAGGTGCAGAGCAATCTGTCCGGTCAATAACGACTTACCACCGCCATTGCTACCTGCATAGACCGTTACCTCTCCGGGTCGGTATGCAAAACTGCTGTGCGTATTCGTCCAAGGCAATAGTATTTTTTCATCCCTGGAGGTTGATAGATAGTTTTCCTTAATATCGTCTAAGAAATCCCTAGCTTGCTTAACCTTCAGCGTTACATCGTTGGAATGTAGATACTTCTCTACATCAATAGAATCACTCTTGATAATTCGCAGTCTCCTAGCCTCGTCTAATTCTGCTGCTCTTTGCTCAAGACTCATTCTTAGCCTCCCGTCGTAGTTTCCTGATCTCTGCAATCAGGTTCTTGTGATAAATGTGCATCTTGTGAAGATGTCTAGCGTACTCCGTAAGCCCTAGTCCTTGTAACTTTTCGACCATCTCAGGCGTATCCTCAAACCATACCATCCGGTTCAGCACATCGATTTCTTTTGGCTTCTTCATTTCGTGTCTCCTCCTTAACGACTTCAATCAACCGCTGGATTCCAAAAACACTCGCTACCCAAAACCCCGGACTTACCTCACTAAAACCTAACTCAAGCAATCTGGATTCAGTCATCTTTTCTAGCTTCCATCATTGCGTCTGCAAAGTTGTACGCGCACCTTGCGCATCTTTCTCTGGAGTTATCTCCGAGAACCTCGTCCGCTGTGACGATTACTAGCAACTCAGGACTTGCCAACATCGCCTGCATAGCCTTCGCCGCAAAGTAATCGCGTAAATCCATCCCATCTTGGGTGGTTATGTGACCGTTATCCTTCAACGTAGGAAATGCCTTCATCCTCATGTTTCCTCCTATAAATAACTTACCGCTTCGTTAATTCGTGTAAAAGCCGTTTTAAGCCGTTTTTTATCCTCGGTTGATACCTTCCTACCTTCTGCCATATCAAACGCCGCTATCGACGTAATAAGGGCTTCAAAATGGATTATTTTCATCAGGTCTGTGGCATAGAACGGTCTGCGGACTGGTTTATTGGTTTCGCTAGGCATAAAAGATTGATCTTTAGGAAACAGATCAGTCAAGTTCAAGCCCACTGCGCTAACTACCTCGTATGCGCTACAACCAGCAAAGCACTTCAGCAGAATCCTGCCATCGTCAGTCTCGGTAATCGCTAAGGATGGACGCTTATCTTCATGGGCTGGACAACAGGCTACCCAATGACCACGCTTGCCTTGCACTTTTTCTAACTTGTTTAGGAAATCGCCGATCATAGGATTCTCCTTCCGAAAGGAAATGCAGTCGTACTAGCAACCTTGACCTCATCCTCCCAACGTCGAGCATTGAGCCATGACGCTGGATGAGGAATAAATTGTTCTTCTTTAGCGGATAGATTCTGCTTGGAAATAGCTGAGATGATTGTTTTCGTTAGCTCATCATCTGGCTTAATTTTTATCCAAGCCTTGAGTGCATTAGGCTTTGATACTTTACGAGGATAGTGTTTCCAGAAAGTATCAAATCGATCAATGTATTCTTTATTAATTTGGTTATTGGTTATTGGTTTATGGTTATTGGTTGGTTGAACGTCCGTTGAACGGATGTTGTTCCGACGTTCAGCAGACGCTTTACCTGCGTTACTAGCTTGTTGTCTTTTGGCTTGGAAATGCTTGATTTCCTTATCAACTCGCTGATGAAACCAGCCTTCATCCGTTAGCGTAAAGAACTCCTCTAAAACCGCTTTTACCTCGGTTTCGTACTCACGCATGTTGATCTGTCGTGCAACGGTTGTTAA